TCCTGTGCTGGCATCCTGTGTAACCGCTATAATATTATTGGTTACTAAGGTTAATGTGCCTAATGCTGATGTTCCTGCTACTCCCGTAGGATAGACATTGGCATCACCAGTAACAGTTTCATCACCTTGGGATACTGTAGAAGCAGTACCACTAACTCCTGTGATGGCAAACCCTGCTGCAATCACCGTGCCTACGGCACCCGTTCCTGCAAGTCCTGTTTCAGCGACTATTGCACCGCCTGTTGCGGTAACACTGGAAACTGCTCCAGTTCCAGCCAGTCCTGTAACTGCTACATTAGCGACACCAGTAGCTACTACTGTACCAACAGCACCCGTACCCGCTAAACCTGTTTCCGCTACATTAGCATCACCAGTAACTGTCTCTGTGCCTAATGCAGTAGTTCCTGCGAGTCCTGTTACAGCTACATTTGCAATACCCGTTGCAACAACTGTACCAACGGAGCCTGTGCCCGCCAGTCCTGTGACGGCAACTGTTGCACCAGCACTAACACTTTCTGTGCCTAACGCAGAAGTCCCTGCAAGCCCTGTAAGGGCTACAGATACATTAACTTGATGAGGTTGTCCCCAAGGACCTGAACCCCAGGTACTTCGACCCCAACCGACAGCCATTGGCTATCCTACGCTATTCTAATAACAGCGTTACTTGCGTCTGCGGTTGGAAAAGTAATAGTAAAGCTACCTGCTGTACTTGTTTTATCTCCACCGAAATCAAAGACAGCAACCGAAGGATCACCTGAAGCCGTTTCATTGAAAATCATACAGCCTCTGGCAGTTATCGTACAAGTACCAAAGGTTAAATCAGCAAAGTCTGTGAACGCAGTGGTTCCAGAAGTAGTAGGTTCAACTTTAGTTAAAGTACCCCCCTTTGCCGTGTAATTGGTTCCTGTTGCTTCTTGGCTTGTACTATACGCTGTAGTAGAAGCACTCATAGTAGCTGAACTGGTATAAAGAGCCAGCTTAAAAGTGTTTCCTCCTGTTGAGAAATTGTGCTTGGCTTGTAAGAGTTCTTTCTTAAAGCTGGTGCACATCGCCTGTGTTATCGCCATTATAGTCTCCTAATAATATTAGCTAGGTCTTTTTGACCTTGTTTTTCTAATTGATTGCCTATTGTACACATATGATTATTAATCGCTTCTTGCATATAATACACAATCACCTTTTGACACTTTTCCTTAAACGCATGAGCTTGTAGCCGTATCGGATCAGGAGCCGAGTCGCTTACAGAAATCAATTTATCTGTAGCCATTTTAGCCACTTCTTCAATAGAGTGACCTCTGTAATCTGTTGTTTTTACCTCTACATCACCCAATGTTGTTTCAAATTGCTCAGTTTCCATATTAATATTTACTTGGTTCGGGAGGAGTAGTTGCAGGTGTATTGGCTCTATCTAGCCATGTAATATTCGTATCGTATCTTCCAGCAACGCCAAATGGAACCGATTGTTCCTTAATTACTTCAGACCACTTACAAACATTCATCTTACCATCTTGAAGATAAGAAATAACTGGATCAGCTAATCTATGGTAACCATACAGCTTATCTTTAACATCCACGTTAGCATCCAATAGGTTTGAACGGACTGCTATTTGTACTGTTACACCTCTTTCCATACATTTTGCTAACCAGAATTCACAACAAGCCC